CGATCACGCTCTGCTCTCAGTAGCTTCATTGGTTCTGCTGCTACAAGAGCATCACGCTTGGCTGATACTGCAGCCCACGTTACGTCATGGCTTGTGCTTTCGATTGCACTGCCATTGGCATCAGCGCCAGTGACCTTAGCGAACATAGTGTTAAACTCAGCTTCAGTTGTAGGTTCGCCACGGAGAACCCATTCTGTGATACCAAGTTCGGATAGTGCTGTTGAAATAGATGGTGTCATAGTTAGGCCTCCTAGCCTGCGATTTCTTCTAAAAGTATAGATGCGCCTGAGTATATACGGGCTGGGCCACTCAATGTGACTAACCTAAAAGTATATGAAACACTTGAAGTTGTTGATGGACTGTCTAAAAACACTACATTAAAAGGTGGAAATACTAGTGCATTAACTGCACTATCTTTGTAGTGTATATAGGCACTAGTAGTTCCATTAACTGGCCAAGGATAATTTGGTAATACTGCTCCATTTCTAAAGACTTGGAATTGGTTATTAGTGTTTGTGCCATTATGTTCTGAGTAGTAAGTTCCCCATATATT